CGGAAGTGGAAAGTTTGCACAAATGCGGTCCATACTCCGAACTTAGTGTATGAACCCTTTTTCTCATTGGACGAAATTTGTCAGTGTAAAACCTACACACAACGTACAATAAAAGTTATTGGAACAGGAAACGGTGAAACCTGCTGCTTTCGCTTGAAAAGGGTTAAGCAGAAACCCCTTCACTTTTATAGATTAAGTGGAAAACTCTCAGGAGATATCGTTCTCCTAAACGCCATGTTTCAAAGTAACTATGGAAACTTTGTAGTGATCAAGAACATCCTCAATCCCATAGGCAACGAGGATCTTCCCCTCATCGACCACCCCACTGACTTTCACAGGACTTATGGCTAAAACCCCTTGCGCATATTGGCAGAAGTCAGAGGCCAACCTCTTGGGCACGCTCCACACAGTCCCCTCTAGGTCGTACAGCGTTCTTCCCTCCCGCGGAATATGCGGAACCAGGTCCGGCGCCGTAGCATGAACGCCCCCACGGCCAGAAGCAACAGCCGTCCAAGCAATCCACGGAGGACTTTGATAGACCCCCATGGCGAAATCATCACCAAACGCCAACATCTTAGTCCCTATCATTGTGGTGGTCAAGGCGGCCGTGACAGGAACAGTCATACGGACATTGCTGTTCGAGAAGAGGTTCCGAGAAACCCACGGAGTTGCTTCCATGTAGGGCACCTCCACCTCATAAAACTTGCTGACGCTGTTCTCAGAGACATACGTGGCTTGTGATGTCACAAGTTTGGTGTTCACTATAGGATAATACCCAGCAGTGGCTGTCCCAATGGCAGTGGACGCAGTGTAGGATGCTTGTAGTATCTTCCATCGAAGCGAACCCCTGAAATTGACATGACAGGCTGAAACCCACTTGGTTAGGGCTGAGTCCCCCACAATAAGAGCATTCTGGAGAAAGAACGCATCTGATGCCAAGAGAGTCAGGTTGTTGCTGGCCCCAACATCAGGGTAGAGAGCTCGCTGCGTGAAACGCTTGCCAAGGCTAACGAGATCTGTGAATTGTTCCGAGCTAGCAAGACCAAACTCAAAAGAACTTGTTGAAGCAATGATTGGTTCAAAGGGCCGGGAAAAGTCCTTATACACACAGGAGGTTGGAGACACACGATACGTGTCATTATTATCCTCAAACTGCAAAGTCGTGCACAAACCAGCCAACTGCATGTCCTCCCCTGCCGCTGTGTATATAAGACCATTCACAGTGGGGACAAGAGAGGAATTGACTGTGACAAGGGGAGCCAGCAAGTAGACACACACTATGCCATTCGGGAAATGAACGCCATAGTCATCAGGTTCCCAGGCGAGGCTCAAATTAATCCCAGGGTCCACAACTTGTCGGTAAAGATCCTTGCAAATCCATGGAACAGAGAACTCGACGAGCATGGAGCCCACAACCTCCACAACCTTGCTCACATAATCACCACTCTCATTGTCAGTAATGGTGGCTGGTGGAGTGACCCATTCGGGGAACCACACTATCCTAACTCTAAAAGTTATGAAAGTGCAACTAACAAAGTAAATCCCAACCTTTATGGAGCCTCTCCAATACCTGAACAGCTGAGCGAACCATGTCATAGGTCCAAACGTGTAATTCTCAGTGGCTCCTGTTGAAACCTTATAAATCTGGTTCATGGGATGAATGTAAATGCTGACAAGTTTGGTTCCTTCAGCAGTGGAGTTTGTGAATGAAAAACGGTCACTGTATCCGGGCGTCATTATCACTTGTAAGAGGCTAGGGTTCCCTAGAACATCCCCCATGCTCCCATGGGAGACACCCGTGGAAGCTTCAGGGTCAGCAGCCAGCTTGATACTTGTGTCCAGTCCACGAGTATGTGTCATGCTGGATCCCGGCTGAAGGGACACATTTTGCACAGGACGCAAAGATGTGGGCTTATCCGCGACCATAGCAACATAAGGGCCCAACTTCTCGGCAACAGAAAGAGCACTATTGAAGACTTCCAGAGTGGTGTCCGTGAAGGACCTGATCGAAGTGGCCATGGTGAAGTCCTCGGTTTTCTGCTGGGCCTCCTTATTCACTCTCTTCTCCTTGTGCGACTGGGCAGTCACACGTCTGGCTACGGAGGTTCGGGACACAGAGTTGGCAACAGGAAAGGCGACTTCTGGCTCAACAAAGTTGGCAAACACACTGACCAAAGCGTCAGTGAGGCTAGAGCCCAACATGGACAAGACGGAGGCCACCGTTATCCTAAGAGTCATGGGATGTACTATGTGGGCATTAGTGACCTCACTCCACTGCTCTTTCGCACACCAAGGTATGTCGTAATCGACAGCGTTGGCTTGATTGGCCATAATGAGAACAGGGTTGTTCTGCATATACTGTCTGCTCTGAGCATTGGTACTGTTGTGATAAAGGTATGAATTGTTAACTGTGGAGGAAATGACAAGCGCCCCGTAATGCCAGGGGGTCGCATTGACACGGACCGTCACTCGAACAGCCTTACACCTAAAGTAGGCGTAATAGGCTATGTGTTCGGCGATATTTGGTATCGCCAGCAGCGTCGCAAAGATATCAACATTTGCGAAGCCTGAGAGATTGGTTCCCACGGAACTACTGGTCCATGTGACTACATCAATGAGGTAAGACCGTGAGAGAGCCACACGAAGATCCTCATTTGGGAAGGGGTTCTGAGCAACCCACAATTGGTCAGGGGTAACCCCAAGTTGGACATTTTCAGTATGGATCTCAGAATCCATATATGTTGTATTATGTGTCGTTGTTGTGTCAACTGTAGACACAGAGCGTAAGGTTTGTCCTTCACCTTCTTTCTCTGAACCGACAATAATTTTGGCTAGTGGGGCTGAAGAACTACTACTATTGGTTGTGTTCATCATATTTGTAAACCCCAAGCTATTAAAGTCCGCATGGGGGGACTCTCAAATTTTATCACGTTTTCCTACTAAACCCCCAGGACGGGTAGGTTTCTTAGGAGGACGAATCTCTCATGTCGGTGGAAAATGTGGACATCCAAAATGGGTGCTCCAACCTTATCAAGGAATTATTGGAACACCGAGCGAATTCACACATATGAAACCACCATCCCATCGGAGACCCTACCCTACTTTCTCATCGCTCGCCCAGAGGGAGAGATGTCGCCAAACATCATCTCCCAGATCATCTCTAATCAAGGGCACCCCATATAGAACATGGGTAGTTATTTCATCTCAAGGGACACATAAAGAAATAGGTGACTTGTCACTACTCCATCGCTGGTATAGATTTCTCGCGTTGGCCTTCATTAAAGGACTTATCAACTCCCGTTGTCTACGGAGTATGTCAACTAGAACATGCCTTTATGTGTTTACTGTGGTAGTCAGTGGGGACACACCCACTGTGGGCATCGAAGCCCACAAGGCCCCGCACATCTTCGGATTATATCACAACCCACACCGTATACAACCCGGCGAAATCACCGGACGTTAAATCGGAAAATAGGGATTCCTCCATAGAACCCTAATAAAGGGAAACCGCGCAGTGGTGTGAAACTTGAAAACTAAACCAGTTGAACGGACTTCAACAAGGGCAAAGAAAACTAAACTATAAGATCAAACATAAAGGACCAGAACAAGAGACGGAATTCAAGGGGATCTCGGGCCCCTACATGGCTCACATCCTGTCAAAGATGTCACGCATGCACTTGTCATACGTCATGTCAATGGGTGGAAGGTGCTGAGAGAAAAGGCACCGGTTCACAGTCAGCTTCCATTGATCAAACATCCGGCGCCCGTGTGGGAACATCTCCTTAAGGGACGCCTCACAAACTTGACGGAACATCAGCCCATAGAGAGAAGGGTTCTTAGTCTTGACCCATAAGGCTATCTCCTTCACCGTGTCAATGGACAAGGCACCCAGAACTAGACGTCCAGGTCCAACCTTTTGAAAAGAGCGACTAAGAAAGTGGCATTTCGCAAGGTCTTGGTAAGGTTCAACGGCCTTAACTTTAGTATCTAAGACCCAGGTCATCCCGAACAATCGGTGTGCAACTTCAGCTCGCGTGACCTGATTGAAACTATCAGCACCCCTGACAACACTCAGGACGTCATCACCATAGAAAGCCGCACGGACACAATCTCCGTACCGTAACTCAGGGCATAACTCACGGAAGATCGCCACGTCCATAAGCTTGTTGCACCCGCCGTTCTCGTCCGCGGTGTCAAAGATGCCGGTGCATATCCCCCCACACCTCGCATACAAGAGGTTGCGGATGATGTGATAGTGCACAAGCGAAACCTTGCCTCCACAAGCCCTCCGAGCCCCCCACTCGTCATCCGGAAAGTGCATGGAATACCACATATTCTTGACCTCCCCATAAACCAATCGGACCTCCCAAGGGAGAGACAAATCCCATGAGACCGCGTCAACACATATGGCGTTTGACCCAAAACCCTTGAGCCAGTTGAACAGAAAGTTGAAGTCCATTCCACCAGCATCAATGCCAACCTGTGAGCCACCAAACGGTTTCATGCGTCGGACGGCATCAAGGTATGAGCCAAACAGTTTACGCATCACTATAAGGTTCCGAACATCGTCAGTGGAAACGATGCGAAACTTCCTCTCCTGGGCGAATGAATATCGCTCATCCTTCTGGGCATCAACTACGACCATCGCGGGAACCACTCCCCTATCGAGATCATCCTCCATTTCAGCAATGTCTCTCAGAGCTTGAGGGGAAGCTCGGATCAGCATCGATTTTCCTTGTTCAGGGGGATCGGTAAAAAGATACGGCTTCTTCCCTTTCCCCGCACACATGTGACGAAGCCTATAACCGGCTGATGTGGTCATGCTTAACTCCCTAAACATAGTCCCCTCAACGCCGTTGAGCGCCGTCTCAACATCGATCCTCCAGTGGATTCGCGGAGCCGGAATCTCTAGGGCCATGCTCTCAACATGGCACCTCAACTTCCGGATCGAGACAGGGACTCGCACAATGTGGGTCTTGTTCCAAAAGTAATCTATTGGAACAATGCGCTCCCCATCCTTGTACCAGGGAGTCATGTGGGGGGGTTGTTCAGTGGCATCAACCACACCTTGAAGGGGTGATGCAACATATTGTGTGTTTGTGTTGAGGTGTGCGGGAGATTCCAAGGTCCCTATGTATGTAAACCCATAGGGGGTTGTATCACGCTGCCTAGCCGCCTGCTCAATGAGCGAATGAGCAGCCACAAACTTGACTCCTGTTCTCTTCTCAAGGACTCCCTCAGACATGAAGTAAGAGTCGTACACGAGATTGGGAATCAAAATCTCCTGCGTCACCGGCTTATAGATGGATGTGCCGGGTATTTGGCCACCCAGCAAGACACCCAATATTTTACGAGGACGGTGAGGGTTCAATTCGATTGCAATTGCACCAGAGTCCCCGGAACTGGTCTCGAGCTCCAACCGTATGTGGCCATCGACAATTGGACGAAGGTCAGTAAAAACAAGCGGGGAGGTGGAAAACTCATAGCCCCGAGCTTGTGCCCACCAGATGTCCTTACCAGGACGCAGAAAATGTCTGCGCAGAACACACACGACAGAGTCTACAAAGGTGTCTGCCACAGGCAGATCACAAGTCTGGGGAAAGTGAGCCACAACAGACCTAAATTCAGGAATCTTGTCAACATGGAGCAAGACAACATCAGAAACAAGGCTACGCATGCGAACACGAGTCATGTCTATAACATAGCTATCATTTGGTCTCCACACCTGCACTGTCATACCCTCCTGCATCATGGAAAAGTATGTGTGCTCGTTGACAATGATATTCCTCCCAGCAACTCCAAAACCGTGAGCCCGCGTTTTGAGCATATCCTTGTCCTCACAGACTATGAGAACGACATTGTCCTCAATAGCATTCATGATAACAAGAGCATTGGCGTCAGAAGAGATCTGCGCCACGATTGGGTCATCCTTACGCTTGGGCTTATGCTCCCGCTTGCCATACAACTCCTCAACAACCGGTGGGGACTCGAGCGTCTGTTGCGATGCTGCGGTAGAAGTCTTGATGACATCTGCGGCTTCAACAATTCGCGCCCGGAGATCATCCCTCATATACCCGTCATCACCAAGGACGCCCGCGTTAGCATCATCTACAACCTTCTGGACCTTAAGCACCTTCTTCTTGAGGCGCCAATGATGAGTACTCATCACTCTTTCTTGCACCTCAGATGCCACATCAGCATCAGCCGCTTCAAGTCTCTTCCAGACCTCCATGTACTCTTCATATGCCGCATTTATTCTGTCACGCTTGCGTCTTTTCTTAATCCAAGACGAAGAGAAATAGACTATCAGACCACTCAGAACCACAAAAACAACAAAGGCAGTGACAGTCGCCACATAGCCCTTCTTCTGTGGCCCAGGCATCCAAACCACCACAACAAACAACGCGGTGGCAATCCAGTGGAAGAAAGGGACTATACCCCATGCAGTGAGGAACATGAGAGGTATGAGACTGATAGCGCCTCCAATAGCGCACCCGGCACCCACTAGCGCCCCTACCCCTCCTTCAACAATAACAGGAATGTTATTCAGAGGATTCCAAGGGTTCAGGGGAACAATGTCCAAGACCGGGGCTGAGTCAACCCCGCGATAATAGACCCAAAGCTTGCCCTCATAGCTTATGGGCAAGGTTGAGTACCCAAGACCAAACTTCTCAAGCCACGAAGGATTCTTCGGGAAAAACCTAATGTTGTTCCCAATAGCCTGGGCAAAAAATCGCTCTTCAACCCACCCATAACCTGGTGGGGCTGGCAAATAGGCTTGCGGATTGACCCACTTCTCAATTGTGTCCAAGTTCCGAAGATCCTCACTTTCTCGATCAGCAAACTGCTTGACTCTCAAGTTGTACAGCGTGCTTATCTCAACAAAGAGATCTTGAACTGTGACAACGTCACCAGAGGCTACGCCACGCCGGGACTCGATTTTCACCTTGGGCAGCCTGTCCACATCCACCAAAGTTGAACTATTAACAGGAATCGACATGTTAATTAGGAAATCAACTCTACGAACAATAGCCATGGGATCCTTCAATCCCAAGTCAGGTGTCTTGGAGTGGAGGATGGTGTTAGTTGTTATGATGACAAACTCGGATCTTACGACAGCTATCCGTATTTGTTCCATTGCTGCAACATCGGGGAAAAACGGAGGAGTATCACAAACATTGCACATGAGTTTAGCCTCAGGACTATTCTCAGAGACTTCCGTCCCCTGGATGAAGTCCTCCATCACAAACACCTTGTGATCCCCAGTCACACCATCACAGCGAGCGTGGGCATTGCGGGCATAATGATATATGAGATGCTGACAAAGGTCCAATGGTTGCCCTGTGGACCTAGTGACTGCAAAACGTTGGAGATAATGACAAAGAGAAGATTTCCCAGTTCCTGGAGGACCAGTGATCATCACCGTGACGGGCATCTGCCTCGGGCCCCAATCACTCATCATTGACTGAAGAACACTATAATAGCTGGTAAAACCAGCATATGTGCTCAAGAAGGCGGCCGGCACAGTTTTCCCAAGGTGGTGATCGGCACTCGCCATCATCCCTCGCAGAACTGTGCCACGCTGGTAGAGCTCGCGAACACTCTTACGCTCATCCGTGGTGAGTTGGTTGATCATGGAGCGATCATAGGATAAAAGGCGACTAGCCTCAGTTGAAAAGTCAACATATTGGTCACGCAGCCCTAAAGCTGCTACATTACGATTAGTGAGCCAATCGTAGACTTGTCGGCAAAGGTCCCACAACTGTTGGAGGTTACGGATGGCTGTAGCCTTATTGTTGAAGTGTTGGACGCGGGCCATCTCAGCCCGACTGGCCGACGGAAACAGGACTCCAAAAACACGGGAGAAAATGCCATCATCCTCCTCTCCTTCAACATCATTAAATCCATGAAGTCTCTCAGCCCAAAGGGCTGGGATTCTCTCCATAAGGTCAAACGCTATAAAGACACGAACAGCAACATGAATCATAAAGCTAGATCTGGCAGCTTTGCTCCTAAAAACGTCAAGTCCATGGAACACTAAGGTCCCAAGATCCGCCATCTGCCATATATTTAGGTCACGAAAATGGCCCAATATATCTGGAGGAACATCTATACCTGCTTTACGAAGCTGGTAACGAAAATAATAAACAAAAAAGAAACTGGAATACTTATAAACGAGAAAAACCAGAATGGTAAAAATGAAAAGTACTCCAAAGTTATTGACCCAGAGATAGGTCAAAAACCCTACACTATACCAAGAAAAGCACAAAACAATAAAAGGTGTGCTTAAAATGATAAACAAAAGGAGAATGAGACGAAAGCGTCTCATCCCCAAAGCATCGTGTGCCCCAAAATCTTTGGGAGCACGGTCATCGTACAAAACAGGCTCATTGGGGTTATTCCTAGCGGCGTTCATTTTAAAATCAAACATGTAGGAATATTTATTGATCCAACAAAGACCCTGGATCGATGGGCCTGTCAGATCGACATCTCAAAAGACAAAGCTTTCAACCACAGCCTTGAAAGAATAGGCTTGTCAGATCGACATCTCAAAAAGTTATTGATGTGTGCGTCGTCCATAAGAAGACGAACACGTTGAGATAAAAAACCTGGGGAAAAGAAAACTAAACCAAAAGCTAAACCAAAAGTAGTGTTTAAAACAAAACGTCAAAGACCTAAAAGCACAAAGGATATGGCTTCAATACAAAGTACATTTCTCAACATCCTGTAGGCTTCCATCAAAGATGGTTTAAAAGTGAGGTCCACACGCTCGC